ATTACTTCTTTAAGTAGTTCGGTTACATCTTTACAATCTCAAATAACATCCAATGATGGAGATATAGCAGCACAAGCTAGTACAATTTCTGGTTTACAGACACAGATTACAGCCAATGATAATGATATATCTTCTTTAAGCAGCTCTGTAACTTCTTTGCAATCACAGATTACATCTAACGATGGAGACATAGCATCACAAGCCAGTGCCATTTCTAGTTTGCAAACTACTGTTAGTTCACAAGGAACAAGCATATCCTCTAATGCTAGTGCAATTACTTCATTGCAAAGCACCACTGGTACAAACAGTGCCAACATAACTTCTTTACAAACAGTAACTACAAACCTACAGAATGATGCTAGTGCAGCCTATGTTTTAAAAGTAGAAGCAAATGGGTCTGTTTCTGGAATGGTGTTAGAGGCAAATGCTTATGGAGCTGGAGCAGGGTCTGCTGTTCAATTTACCTCAGATAAATTTGCAATATGGAATGGCTCTTCAGGTACAGCACCTTTCATCGTGTCCGGTGGTGTTGTTTATATAGATAATGCAAGGATTCAAGATGGTGCAATTACCACAGCGCGTATACAAAACTTAGCTGTAGAAACAGCAAAAATAGGTAACCTTCAAGTAACCGAGGGTAAGTTAGCTGATTTAGCAGTAACAAACGCGAAGATAGCAAATGCAACTATTACAGATGCAAAAATAGCCAATTTAAGTGCAAACAAAATAAACACAGGATCATTGAGTGCTGACTATATAAATATTGATGGTATAACCCTTGATACAAATGGAAGTGGCACACTAATTATTAAACAAGCGGGTGTGGGCACATTGCAGATTGGAATTAACGCGGTTTCTTTATTTGCTATTGCTACAGGTAACCTTGGAACTTTTTTTACAGATAACCTAGCTGAAACTACTATAGCAGAAACGGCGGTTTTTCAAGCCCCAGCAATTACTACAAATCCATTTGCGATTATTGGTAATACTATGATTTTGGTTAACTCTGGTACCTCTAGTGACTTTGTGCGATTAAGGTTATATAGAAGAAGTGGGTCTACTTCTGGTGGACTTGGTTCTTATATTCAAGTGCAGAGTTATACTATGTACGGAGATAGTGCAGAGGCTATTCAAACTATTGTAGACTCCGATACTTTTACTTCAGAATATTATTACCAATACAAAATGACTTTGCAGACACAAGGTACTTCAACCATTGGTGGCTTTAACAGAAGCTACGGCCCAAGTACTATACAGGTCTTTGTAACTTTTAGATAAAATGAGTAGAGATATAAGAACAATAACTTGGTATAACGCAGACGGAAATGTTGTTTCTATACAAAATTGTGCGGTTGGGTTAGAAGATGTATCACAACCCGAAGGCGCAACCGCTTGGATTGAGGGGTCTCCGCAACAGATTAGGGGGGCTCGGGTTGTAGATGACGTAATAATAGATGGAACTATTGAAGAAGCTAGTTTAGCAGAACAAGTTCGTTTAATTAGAAATGCCAGACTGTTGCAATCAGATTGGACACAAGCTGTAGATAGCCCACTATCTGAAGCTAAAAAAACAGAGTGGGCTACGTATCGACAAGCATTACGTGATATGCCCACTAATCTTAGTGGTGAAACAACAATTGAAGAAGTTATCTTTCCAACTTTGCCAGAATAAGTTATTATAAAAGTATGAAACATTCAGGTATAAATCAACCCATTGGTCATAAAGAACCTCACAAGTATAAAGATCTTTGTGGGTGTAAATATTCAACGGTTAAAGACCATTCTGGTGATATTCCAGGAGTTAAAGATTCTGATAAGAAGTTTTTTGACCCTTGGAGAATAAATAAAAAATAATTATGTATAACTACGGCCCTAAAAAGAAAAAGAAAAAAAGCAAACCTAAAAAGAAGTAGGTAATTATGAATAAGCTAGGAGTGCTTTGCGCACAAAAAGAAGTGTTACACGGACAACGTGCACAAATAAGTTTAGATTTAGAAGTATTGTTAAATAACCCAACCAGTATTCCTGAACACACACAATATAGTGTTGAGATAGATAAACTAATTGGGGAATTAGCAGAAGTAAATGACAAGATAAAAATTGTTGATTTTTTAATTTCTACAACGGAGAAAGCAAATGGCTAATGAAAAATATATGCAAGCTGCAAAAGCTCGTAAAAACAAACGTAAAAAAAGTTTTCCTGACTTAAATAAAGATGGGCAAATTACTTATGCAGACGTTTTGATGGGAAGAGGAATTAAAAAGAAATAATGGCAAAACCTGTAAAAAGATCCTCAATGAAAGTCCAAAAGAAAGGGCTAACTAAAAGACAAGAGACCGCTTTAAAGAAGCACACTAAAGGCACTAGCCAAGAACACAAAAGTTTTATGAAACGTAGAATGCTTATGGGGGATACGCTTAAAGAAGCCCATAAAAAATTCAAAGAAAAAAATGGCTAGAAACTATCGTAGCGAATACGATAATTATCATTCCTCTCCAAAACAAAAGAAACGTAGAGCTGGACGTAATAAGTCTAGGCGTATTATGGAGCGTGCTGGTAAAGCAAGAAAAGGGGATGGTAAAGACGTAGCACACAAAGATAATAACCCTTTAAACGCCAGCGTAAAAAATATACGCATGGAATCACATAAATCTAACCGTTCTTTTCCTAGAACTAAAACGTCAAGGAGGCGCCGTGGCTAGTTTAATAACAACTTTAATAGTGGCTTTGGGCTTATTAGCCGCTGTTTTTATGATAGACTTACCTGATGATTAAAAAATTTTTTAAAAAAATAGATGACTTTATGAGAAAAAGCTACAGCAAGCTTTTTAAAAAAGTTTACAAACCCACACCTAAAAAACGTGGTAGAGTGAAAAAAAAGTAATGGCTAATACTAAGAAAAAAACTACAAAGAAAGGGCCTACTCCTACTAAACCAGAGTTGTATGCACGCGTAAAAGCGGAAGCTAAACGTAAGTTTAAAGTTTGGCCTTCTGCATATGCTTCAGGTTGGTTAACTAAAACTTACAAACAAAGAGGTGGGGGCTACAGATAGTGGCTAAGCCAACCGGTGGACTCACCAAATGGTTTAACGAAGAGTGGGTTGATATAGGTAGAAAAAAGAAAGGTGGTGGGTATGCACCTTGTGGAAGAAAAAAAGCTTCTACTAAAAGCAAAGGATATCCAAAATGTGTACCGAAAGCGAAAGCTGCGAGTATGACTGCATCACAGAAACGGAGCGCTGTAAAACGTAAACGAGCTAAAGCCCAAGGTGTGGGTGGCAAGCCAACTAGAGTTAGAACTATAGCGAAAAGGAAAACAAATGGCCGCAAGTAAAGGTAAGATGCCCGCAAGAAATAAAAAGAACTTTCGTTCTACGAAATCTGGTGCTGGTATGACTGCTGCGGGTGTAAAAGCTTATCGCAGGTTAAATCCTGGTTCAAAATTAAAAACTGCTGTAACAGGCAAAGTTAAACCTGGTAGTAAAGCAGCAAAAAGGAGAAAGTCTTTTTGTGCTAGATCTGCTGGGCAAATGAAACAATTCCCAAAAGCAGCAAAGAATCCAAATTCAAGACTTAGACAAGCAAGAAGACGTTGGAAATGCTAGATGGCTAAAAAAGATAAGAAGTGGATTCAAAAAGCTATTAAAAAACCTGGGGCTTTTACTGCTCAAGCTAAAAGAAAAAAGATGTCCGTATCTCAATTTGCTACTGAAGTTTTAAAAAAAGGTAGTAAATACTCAGAAACTACTAAAAAACGTGCCAGACTGGCAAAAACCCTTAAAAAAATCGGATCTAAGAAAAAATGACCTCTTGAGAACGCGCTGGTTGCGTTTTCTTAAGGTGGGTAAGGTGTTAGGTATCGGAACTACGAAAATGCAGCCACGGGCTTCTGTGTGCGTCTAACGCGATTTTGCCTTTTTACCTGTCTTATGGGGTATTTTTCTGCCGCATTTCGTAAATTTATGAGTTTTTTCTCAACGGTTGAGTAAGTTCCCCAATCTTTTACCTCAGTTGCGGTTCTTCCACACCCCTTACACCTGTCATCTCCCCACTGGGTTGTTGAACAAACGCCAATGCAGGGACAATCTGCAAGGCTTGAACAACACCCAAGAGTTTTTGTTAGGTTTGTAAAAAAAGATCCTTCACTATTCATCATTATCACTTACGGAATTTATTAGACGCCGCAAGTACCATTCTGCTTTAAGCAAATCCTGTTTTTTATTTTTATTTTCGTAACGCCAAAGGTATTTCATAATGTTTCCCTTACAGTACGCTGCAAATTGTTCATCAGTCATACTTGCTCGTATTGCGTCAATGCATTCTATGCCGCCTTGGTTATAGTGCATTGGCTTGTTTACTGGGTCAAAGTCCATATTTACTTCCTTATTCTAAACATATGTTTACTAATTTGTCTATAAATTGATCAAAACTGCAGGCATGCCTTAGATACTCATCTAAAGTAAAAAATTCTTTTTGAAAGTCTTGGCTTACAACAACATGGCCCGGGGATCCTAGTACGTAATACACAGGCAAATTGTGGTCATACTGTTGCTGAAGCCAGGCGCGTTGTTGGGGAGAAAGGTCGATGGTTATTTTTGACGAACCACGGGCGGGGAGTTTTTGTTTGTATTTATATTCAATAAATGCAAACCCTTTTGGGCCAGAATAGAAAGTGTCAGGCACACCGCCGTGATACGGGTCGTTGATTTTCCACTTATAAATTTCTTTAGGAAGCTTTTTGTGGATTTTGTTGATGAAGTCCTTTTCTTTCACGTTCTTTATATAGCAGCATTAAATCATACCATCTATAGAATGTTTTATTTATGTGGTCCCAATACCATCCAGGATTGTTATCACACTTACATTTATACCTAGGGTGCTCGCAAATTTCGCAAGGTTGTTCAAGATACATATAAAGAGTATACACGATGCGACAGTATATGTCGCACCGTGTAAGTAAGATAATTACTTAGAAACGCTTTCAAAAACTTTTTTAGCGTTTTCGTAATCTTCTTCGGTAGTCCAGCCTACGTTCTCAACTGCAATGTTGTAGAACTTTTGACCAGCTCTGTTTTGAGTTTGTGAAGAAGACATTTTCCATAGAGATGAAAAACGGTCTCCACCAAGACGAGCAATTTGAGTATTCCATTCTCTTGAAACTCTCAACTTAGAAGATGAGCAATCAAAGATAAATGGAGTATCCAATTTACCAGTTTTTGCATTCTTTTGAATTAAAAGATGCGATTGGGTTTGAGTGATGTCATAGTCATCAGGGTTCAAACCTTGTGATGTGAGGCTATCGATAGCGTCTTTTTCAGTAGCAAAACTACCTGCTAAACCACCACCTTTCTCACGTTTTTTCCAGGCTACGAATTCTTCGGTAAACTTAACGTTAATAACGTAAATATCTTTACCGTAGTTTTCTCTGGTTATTGTGTTGACAAAATCACCGGGTTTAGATCCGTTAATGTATTCACTATGGTTTTCATCAACTTCGTTGCTAAGCTGTTGAAGCTGTTTAACCCTTGGTGTTTGCAGATGTTCTGCAGATACATTTTCGTTACCTAACCCTGCACCCGCTTGTACGTGTGCTGGGACCTTATCGCTTACTAGTGCAATATCACTCATAGAACGTTCTCCTTTTTTCGTCGATATTGTTTATATTACTTTGACCTGAAATTAACTCGGGTCAACTCTGTTGATGTTACACCTGGAACGGCCTGTCCCATTTGTAACAACTCCCTATAAGCAGTAGCTGACATACGTTTTTGCAGCAGCTCAAATTGTTGTGTTTCCAATATGTGCCGATGCAATGCATCCCAGTCTTCTACAGTAGGAACTATTTCCTGTTTAATGGAAACAGTACACTGGTCGTTACCAACTCGATCAATTCCTTGTTCTTTAAGGCTGGTAGCAATTTGTGTTTCTAGCATATCTTTAGTACGCTTTAATTCTTTTTCTTGATCTAACAATGTCACCAGCTGCTGGCGAACGCTTGTTAACTCATTTAACATTTCATCAATAGTCAATGTATGGTCTCCTTGTGGTTAGATGGAATTTCAAGGTAGATTCCGTCTGTTATATTTAAAGCCTCCTTGCAGGCATCTTCTAATAAACTTCGTACGTTTCCATCTTTGTATTTTTGTTTATCAATTTCTAAAAGATGTTCAACAGTCATCATAAGTAAGGCTAAAGCTACAATTTTAGGTGGACGTTTTGTTAAATCATCAAGCGTTTCATCTATAACTTCATCAAATAATTCTAATAAACGTCTATTCATTATTAAGCTCCGTGAGAATGTGAAGTAGGTTTTCCATTTTTCCTAATTTTCCATTAAGTTTTTTGTATACTTCTTCTTCCCACGTATTTCTAGCAGCAATAAGAATTGTTTCGGTTTTTTGTGTTTGGCTAGCGCGGTGTATACGTCTATTAAATTGTTGGAAGTGTTCAGCATTATAAGTAGGTGAACACCATATGGCTGTGGTAGCTTTTGTTAACGTAAGACCATGGCCCGCAGATTGTGGATGACAAAACAGTACACGAATATGACCAGCCTGGAATCTTTGTACAATATCTTTACGTTTTTCAGCAGGTACACTGCCATCAATAACTTCGTAAGATATTTTTTGTTTAGTTGCTAATTCAATTAACGCATCTCGTTCATGCCTCCAATTGAACGCAACAATAGAATGTTTACGTTCGGATACAAGATCCATAACAATGTCATAGCGTTCTTGATGAAGATATTGAACTAAGCCATCTTCGTCATATAC